TCGGCGGTCACGCTCGACGGGTCATGATTAACAAGCTCGGGTCATTTCGGGCTTCTACGTTCAGAGCCAAGACATTTGGCGCAGGTGTTACTGACAAATTAGAGGGCGGTTACACCCCATACGGACTTGGCACACCATGGGATGTTGATCTTGGCGGTGAGACAGGTGCTGAACACCTTGCCGACATCACTCAGCAGCTTGAGGCTGAATTTGGCCTCACCCCTCAAGATATCGAGGAGGTTGTCGAACAGGCAGTTTCAGAGGGAATATCGCTCTCTGATGACCGGGTTAGGCGCTTGGCCCAGGCTGTACACGCAAGGCCGAAAGAGTTTGAACAGATTGTTATTAACCAGCAGGGCGACGATGATGCCCTTGCGCTAATACTGATACTGGCGGCATTATGAGCGATGAAAACAGCGTAATACGGGCGTTTATACAGCAGGCCATGGGCGGTGCAGTAGACCCTGCCGACCGCGTAAGAGCCCAGAAAATACTCGACGCAAACAAGGGCATGAACTTTGTTGAGCGCGTTATAAACCCGAACATATACCCTGTGCTTAACAATGAGGATGGCTCTGTTTCGACGCACTCAATGGCTTCAGGTGAAGGTGACGGAAGATATTACGCCTATCCAACCGTTGTACAGGAGGGTGACAGGCTGAAGCGATTGGAAGATGCTGACGCATGGCGACATGCAAGCAGGACAGGCGAAAGGATAGAATTTAGCACTCCGGAGGAAGCCGACTGGTTTGCGCGCAACTATAAATCTGTATGGGGGCGATAGGGTGGCGAGTCACAAAGACAAACTAAAGACCGGCGCTGCAACCCCTGAATACATGAAGGGTTATGAGCGTATCTACGGAAAACCGAAGCCAAAGAGGGGTGGGCGCACCAAGTTTATGCAGGTAGACGGTAAGCTGGTTGAGATCGACCTTGAGGCCCCGCTTCCGCCCCCTGTTGCGCCAATGGTGTTCAGTGACATAACGCCTCACCGAAGCACGGTAACGGGCGAGATGGTAACTACGCGCTCACGTCATCGTCAGATTCTGCGAGAGAACGGGCTGGTCGAGGTGGGTAATGAAAACCTTGCGAAACATACGCCTAAGCGCGATACTGCATCCAAGGGCATCAAAGAAGATTTGCAAAGAACACTGGCCCAGTTAAAGGGCTAAATCTCGCCGTGAGGCGATATATTCCACGGGGCTCCGGCCCCTTATTGATGGAGCTTTATTATGACTGATCAAAGCACTGCTATTGAGCAGCCAGCTTCAGACAGTATCGATGCCGATCTGGCTGCAGCGTTTGCGGAAATGGACGCAGAGGAGGCAAGTGATGAAGCTGTTGCTGCCGAGACTGATGCCGGGGCTGCTGAAGCCGATATTGATCAAGAAGAAATCACTGCAGAGGCCGACGAAGGCGAAGCGGATACGGAAGTCACTGAGGATGTGAGGCTAACCGCCCCCGATCACTGGTCGACTGAGAATAAAGAGCTATTTGCCAAGCAGACCCCGGAAGGCCAGCGATTCCTGCTAGACCGTCACAAGGAAATGGAGGCGGATTATACCCGCAAGACACAGGAGATCGCCGAGGTTAAAAATGAACTTGGGCCGTACTGGGAGAAATTTGCTGCGCAGCGTGGATATCTTCAGCGCCAAGGCATTACTACATCACAGTATTTAGAGAATCTGACCAACGCAGATCTGATGTTAAGTCGTGACCCAGTTAGCGGAATCAGGCAGATAGCACAAGCATACGGGGTTGATCTGTCAGACCCCGCCCTGATAGGCGACGGCGCAAGTGTCGACCCACAATACCAGTCACTCCAGCGGGAGCTCGCAGAACTAAAGAATACGATTGCCCAGCGCGATCAAGAAGCATACCAATCAGGAATAAACACGCTTCAGGAACAAATTGTATCGTTTGCCGACCAAACGACGGAAGCCGGTGAAAAGGCTCATCCGTACTTTGATGAGGTCATGAACGATATGGTTGTACAGGCACAGGTCGAACGCGCACAGGGCCGCGTGCCGGAATTATCAAAGCTGTATGAACAAGCTGTATGGGCTAACCCGACCACTCGCTCCAAGCAACTAGCCGCCGACCGTGCGGCCCAAGCTGCAGAAGCGGAAAAACGGGCCAGAGCGAAAGCAGCAAAGGCAAAAGAAGCAAGCTCCTCACCATCGGGAAGCCCTGATGTCTCTGGAGTCAATGCCTCACTGAGCCTGGAAGAAGAATTGGCCGCGAATTGGAACGGCTAATAAATTAACTTAGCAGAGGAGCCTAATCATGGCATCACCAAACCTTAGCGAATTGGTGACAACTACCCTGCGAAATCGCTCAGGCAAGCTCGCAGACAACGTCACCAACAACAATGCCCTATTGTATAAACTCGGGCAACAGGGACGCATCAAGCCGATTAGCGGTGGTCGCGTCATTACTCAAGAGCTCAGCTACGCTGAAAACAGCACCTACAAGCGTTATTCCGGTTATGAAACGCTGGATATTTCGCCTAGTGATGTATTCACAGCCGCTGAGTACAACATCAAGCAAGCAGCCGTTGCTGTTTCTATCTCTGGCCTGGAAGAGCTCCAGAACGCAGGCAAGGAACAGATGATCGAGCTGCTGTCATCGCGCATCGAAAACGCTGAAGACACCATGAAGAACAATATCAGCAATGATATCTACTCTGATGGTACGGCGGACGGCGGCAAGCAGATTGGCGGTCTGCAGTCACTTGTGGCTGACGATCCGACATCTGGCACAGTGGGTGGCATTAACCGTGCAACCTATAGCTTCTGGCAGAACTACGCCTATGACGCTACAACGGACGGCGGTGCTGCAGCGACCTCATCTAATATTCAGGGCTATATGAATCAGGTTTACCTGAACACATGCCGTGGTACGGATAAGGTCGATCTGATTGTTGCAGATAACAACTACTTTAAGTTGTATCTGGAATCAATGCAGACCATCCAGCGTGTCACTAATGAAAAGATGACATCGGCTGGCTTCATGAACCTGAAGTACATGAACGCTGATGTTGTGTTCGATGGTGGTTACGGCGGCGATTGCCCAACCAACCATATGTATTTCCTGAACACGAAACATCTGTTCTTCCGCCCTCATCGTGACCGCAACATGGTTCCTCTGAATCCTGATCGTCACGCAACCAACCAAGACGCAATGGTTAAACTCATTGGATTCGCCGGTAACATGACGATGAACAATGCGTTCCTCCAGGGCGTACTTAAAGACTAAGGAGGTCTAAAATGGCTACACACGTAATTAGCGGAGCTATTGGCGTAGACCTGACAAAAGTCACTACGTCAGCCGAGTTCCTTCCGGGCACGAAAGTTGACCTTTCAGATGGCGGCTCTGCCGTTTATTGTCAGGCGGCTTCCGAAATCTCCCAGTATGCAGCGGTGTCAATGTTCCAGGACAACACCGTTCAGATGCTGACCACAACGACTGCAGGCACAACCAAGCGCGTCGGCTTCTCTGATGCCGTCTCGGTTGCTTCAGGCTCTTATGCCTGGATTCGTACATCTGGTCGTCCAGTGGTTAATCTGGCTGCAAACTGTGCCGACCAAGTCATTCTGTTCACCACGGCAACATCCGGTGTTCTTGATGACGCAACCGTATCGGCCTGCCTTGTTGCAGGGGTAACTTCAACCGTGACAATCAGTAATGCCACAGCTATTACCTGCATTGTCCCTGATGGTGCTTATGTTCATCCATTTGTGAACCCGGCATAATGCACGCCCTAGATATTAACGTCTCCCAGTTTGGGACTAGCAAAGAAAACGCTGATCACATTCAGAGCGCTTTATCTAGGGGGCTTCAGGAGCTGACGCCCGCGCCGTTTGCTCACGATGGCACATTTGTCATCGTGGGCAGCGGGTGCTCAGTTATAAATTACGCGAACCAAATCAGGGAAGACCAGCGGCAAGGAAAGACCATCTGCGCCATTAAGGGGGCGCATGACTGGCTGATTGACAATGGCATCATCCCTGATTGCTTTGTATCAGTGGAGCCGAGAAGCCGCGTTGAAAACCTTGTCAACAAAAACGAACAAACTGTATATCTTTTAGCCTCGCGGGTTAGCCCGGAGGTGTTCGATCATCTTTCGGACTGTAAGGTTATGCTCTGGCATTCATGGTCTGACGAGAAGGAGTGCGAGGCATTTAAGGGTCACATGGCTATCGGTGGCGGCACCACATCTGGACTCAGGGCGGTCAATGTCGCCTATGTGCTCGGCTATCGGAAGATGAAGTTCTATGGCATGGATTCATGCCTGGACGAAACGCAGACAAAGAAGCGCTTTACAGGCGAGGGGCCGGGCGCGGTGATTGATGTGATTTGTGGAGATCGCACATTTTATTGTACGTTTGCCCTTGCGCAACAGGCGCAGGACTTTCAGAAGTTGTATAATATCATGGATATTACGATAGAAAGCGTTGGCGATGGGTTAATTAGCGCTATTATTGATGAGCGGAAAAAGAAAGGACTAAAAACTTGATAAACACCGTCTATATCGGTTTCGATAAAGTTGAGGAGGTCGCATACCACACGCTTGTCTCATCAATTATGCGGCATGCAAGCAGGCCGGTTAGGGTCGCAGCATTAGATCGCAGCAAAATGAGGTTCTGTCATAATCGAAAGATAGACCCAAAGCAAAGCAATGGATTTACTTATATCCGGTTCCTGGTGCCATACCTTGAGAACTATCAAGGCTGGTCGCTGTTCATGGACTCAGACATGATGCTTCGGGACGATATAAATAAATTATTTGACCTTGCTGATGAACAATACGACGTGATGTGCGTACAGCATCCTGATTATGTTTCGACGCTTGAAAGCAAATACCTCGGGACGAAGCAGTATAACTATCCGAGAAAAAACTGGTCATCGGTGATGCTGTTCAACAATGCAAAATGCAAGACCCTAACCCCAGATTATGTCGATTCAGCCTCGCCGGCAGACCTGCATCGCATGAAATGGGCTGATAATATCGGCGCGCTACACAAGGACTGGAACCATCTAGTCGGCGAGCAGCCAGAGAATCCGAATGCGAGGATCGTGCATTTTACTCTTGGCACGCCTTGTTGGCCCCGGTTTAAGGGATGCGAGTATGCTGATGAATGGGAGCAGAACAGGCGGCAGATAGAATGGTATTTGCCGGAAGACGTGGAGGAAAGCGCGTGAATGTTGCTTTTGTCCACCCGAGCGATGCCTCAATGGCTTCATTTCGTTATCGGGCTTTAATGCCGCTCGAATACCTGAACAAAAACACCGACATCAGGGCGACGATTAACGAAGGTCTGGCAGACGCGGTTGTATTCTCGAAGCCTATGGCGGCGAATATTGATTTCGCGAAACAATGCCGGAAAGACGGAACAAGGGTCATTGTGGATATCTGCGATGACCATCTTAATCATAAAGCGATGGGTCCAGTTTACCGGGAAATGATTGGCTTGAGCGATCAAGTTGTATGTCCCACAGTAACGATGCGGGACAGAATCAAAGCCGAGACAGGCAGAGAAAGCGAGGTTATTATCGATGCGTATGAGCAGGAGCGGTGTGATCCGCACGCTAATGGAGACAATCTCCTATGGATTGGGCACCAGACAAACCTTAAGGAAATCATCCCGTTTATAGGAAAGCTCGACAATCTGTCTGTTTGCACAGGCCCGAACAACGCATTGACCGGCTATATACCCTGGAGTATTGAAAACCAGAGGGCAGAGCTTGCTCGCGCTAATATTGTACTGCTGCCAAACAGCGCGGAGTATAAAAGCCCGAATCGCCTGATCAATTCGATTATGGCGGGATGTTTTGTTGTCGCCCACCCATCAGCCGAGCGAAAAGAGTTCAGGCAGCATACATGGATTGGAAACGTCATGGCAGGTCTGCAGTGGGCAAATGCCTTTAAGGATGAGCTGGATGACCGTGTCAGGGATGCGCAGGACTACATCGAGGAACGTTACTCTCCCGCCCTTATGGGCCAGCGCTGGGCCGAGGTTATCAAGGCATGAGGCTGCACCTTGGCGCTGGGAATAAATACTGGCCGGGGTGGGTGAATGTCGACCTTTTCGGAGACCAGGATGTAACAAGCAACATACTTGATCTACCGTTTGACGACGACAGTGTTGACGAAATACAGGCTATTCATGTATTCGAGCACATCGACCGCATGAAGGTCGTGGATGCACTAAAGGAATGGCGACGAGTCTTGAAAAATGGCGGGAAACTGGTCTTAGAGATGCCAAGTCTTGATAAAGTAATAGGCTTTTTTAAGCAGGATTGTAATGATTTTCGCATGACGCTGCTTGCGCTATACGGCGACCCACGCGAGGAAAATGAGTACATGCTGCATAAATGGTGCTGGTCGGCGGATGAGCTGACGAAGCAACTAAATGCGAGCGGTTTTAGTGTTAAAATAACACAGCCGCTCTTTCACATACCCAAGCGCGATTTGAGATGCGTTGCAACCAAGGAGCATTCACATGAGTGAACCAGCCAACAACGGTATTTTTCCAAAGTTCTACATCAAGGCCATGAAGAACGAAGCCAAGTCTACAGCCGCCGGTCATCCGGTATTTGACGAGATTGAGATGGTCGAGATTCGTATTGCCGGCGACCCGAAAAATGTCGTCACCCGCAAAGTTCGCGAAAATGATATTGAGCGCTGGCACAAGCAGTACGCGCAGTTCAAACGCAAGGAAGAACAGGTGTCCAGTGGCTACCCGGTCACAGAATGGCCTGCGCTTTCTCGTGGTGAGGCCGCTACACTCAAAGCCCTGAATATTCATACCGTGGAGGCATTGGCCGAACTGCCTGACTCTGGTCTTCAAAATATCGGCATGGGCGCACGGGAGCTGCAGAAGAAGGCGGTCGCCTTCCTTGAGGCAGCAAAAGACTCAGGCGCGGTAGAGCGTCAGCGCCAGGAGATTGAAAAGCAAAATGAAACCATTGCGCAGCAGGCAAAGATGCTGGAAGATCTCAAGGCAGAGATTGAGGCCCTGAAGGCACAAAAAACCACGCGCAAAAAGAAGGAAAGTAAAGAGGCTGCATAATGTCACTATTGACCATTTGTCAGAATGTTGCGGAAGCCGTCCCCACAGCAAAACCGGCGACCATTATCGGAAACCCGGAGCAGACGGCGGTAGTGCTGCTGTCAGCGGCACGCAAAGCGGGCCAGTCGATCTCGCGAGCCCGTAACAGTAACGGCGGATGGTTGATTCTGCAAAAAGAGCACACTTTTAGCACGGTAGCCAGTACGGTTGATTACTCGCTACCCTCTGACTTCCAGAGGCTGCTCCAGGATACCTTGTGGGACAGGACGAACTACTGGGAGTTGCGCGGGCCGATGAGCCCAGGCGATTGGCAGATGTACAAATCATCTGTGCTCGGCAATTCCGTTTCCCCTCGCAAGCGGTATCGCATACGAGCGTCGTCCGGGTCAAAGGTCTTCAGTATTGATCCAACACCGAGCAGCGCTGATTCAATGGTGTTCGAGTATGTTTCAGACCAATGGTGTCAATCATCCGGCGGAACAGGCCAAAGCACATGGGCTGCAGATACTGACACCGGCCTGATTGATGAATACTTGATCGAGCTCGACACCTTATGGCGCGTCTTAAAGCGACTGGGCATGTCGTACATTGAGGAAAAAGATGAGGCAGAGCGAGAGATTGCAAAGGCGTTGGCGGCAGACGGCGGGTCTAGTCGCATTAGCCTGAACGGGACTACAGGGGTTCATCTCCTCGATACATCAAACGTCCCTGACTCGGGTTATGGCGTATGATGAACAAGGCTATTGTTCGCGCAGACCGCGCTCGCAATAAAGCCCAGGCGTACTCTGTCACAGCCCCTGTGGGCGGGTGGAATACACGAGATGCGCGGGACGACATGCCGGAAGAGGATGCCGTGCTGCTTGATAACTGGTGGCCGACCATCGGCAAGTGCGAGGTCAGAAAGGGCCAGGTAGAGCACGCGACCGGAATCGGCTCGGGTGACGTTGAGAGCATGTTTGAATATCGGGCGGCGAGCAGTCACAAGCTTATAGCCTGCGGTGGCGGCGGGATTTACGACGCTACGATCTCAGGAGCCGCGTCTGCGCTTGCCACTGGGTTTACTGAAGATCAGTGGCAGGGCGTGAACTTTGCAGGCTACCTCCACATGGTAAACGGGGCGGATACCGGGCGAACATACGACGGTACGACGCTTGCCGCAATGACATGGACGGGCTCAGGATTTACCCTGGCCGATATGGATGGAATCCAGGCCCATAAACACCGGCTTTATATGTGGGATACCGATACACAGGACTTTTGGTACGGCGGCGTTGACGGCATCACTGGGACGATGACCAAGTTCCCATTGAGCAGAGTTACGCAACTTGGCGGCAATCTAATTGCTATGGTGTCATGGACGCTTGATAATGGCGCAGGCATTGACGATCTCGCAGCGTTTGTTATGTCCTCTGGGCAGGTTGTGGTCTACTCCGGATCTGATCCGGGTGACGCATCGGATTGGTCTCTGGTTGGCGTATTTAATATCGGCGAGCCAATGCACAAACGCGGCTTCCTACAGGCTGCGGGCGATGCTGTAATCACGACAACAAATGATTATGTCTCAATGGCAGAAGTCTTGAGGGATGGGCAAATCGGCACAGCATCGAAGCTGACGGGCGCAGTGATGGACGCCTCGACAAACCGAGCCCTGAATGGCTGGCAGTCGGTGCTCTGGAAAAAAGGGCACATGATGCTTTTCAATGTCCCGAGCTCAGATGGCACGTATGACCAGCATGCCATCAATACCGTTACTGGTGCCGCAACGAGGTTTAAGGGCATCCCAGCAAGGTGCTGGGCGGTCTTTGATACCGATCTATACTTCGGCGCGGGCAACGGCAAAATATATCAGTATTCCGGTGCTGATGACGATGGCGCCAACATTGATGCAGACGGGCAGCAAGCATGGAATGACTTTGGCAGCGCGCAAACCAAACGCCTATGCGCTCACCGGCCTATTTTGGAGACGCAAGGCAATATTTCATATGAAATCGGCACCGGGTTCGATTTCCGCCGCGCCCTTACCCCAGCCGCCACCCCGACAGTGGGCGTAGGCGCGACATGGGATGTTGCCGAATGGGATGTAGACGCATGGTCGGCTGAAAACCAGGTTGATGTGAACTGGAGAATTGCGGCAGGGTTTGGTCAGAACCTTTCGACCCGTCTTCGCGTGTCGGCACAACAGGAAGTATCATGGCTGAGAACAGACTACCGGCTCGAGAGAGGGTCGAACCTGTAACCCTGATTTATGGGCGCGACCGTGAAATTGCGCACTGGGTCGGGCGGGAACTGCATGAATTTTTTACTGATTGCACTGCGATTGGCTTTGCAAAAGATGGTAAAATTATTGGCGGAGTGGTGTATCATAACTACAGGCCGCCCAGTATCGAGATGAGTATTGCCACCATCGACCCAAGATGGTGCACCAGAAAGGTTTTAGAGCAGTGCTTTACGTACCCATTTATCCAGCTTGGGGTAAAACGTATCACGACACTGGTCGACGCTACGAACCAGCCCGTCAGGGCATTCAATGAGCGTATAGGCTTCGTACATGAAGCAACATTGAGAGACGCACTTCACGACGGTGATGCAGCCCTTTTCAGGATGCTCCCCGAAGAGTGCAAATGGATTGTAGCGAGGAAGAAACATGGGCAAAGGTTCATCGAAAGCGCCGAAAGCGCCTGATCCAGCAGAAACAGCGCAGGCGCAGGCCGCCGCCAACAAAGAAGCCATTCTTGAATCGGCCAAAGTCAATCAGATTGGCGAGATCACGCCATATGGAACGCTAAGGTACGAGGGCGAAATCGGAGACCCAGGCCGCACACGTATCACCGAGCTTGCAGACTCCCAGCAGCGCCAGCTAGATCAATACAACCTATTGGCAGAACAGCTCGGCGATTTTGCGTTAGGGCGTGCCGGACACATCCCGCAAGCTCCATTTAGTCTTGAGGGCATTACTCCACTTTATTCTAGCTATTTACCTAATCAGGGACGGGGTGGGGAGCTATCAGGGGAAGGTGGCCGCCGCGGGCCATTTGGTTTTCTATCGCCAGTCGTAGACCAGATAATAGATTCGTCAAACCCGGTCAACCGAGTAGAGCAGGCCACGTATGATCGCGCCATAAACTTGCTTAAACCCCAATTTGATAGACAGGAGCGAAGGCTAGAGACAGGCTTGGCTAATCGGGGTATTCCGATTGGGTCAGAGGCTTATAGCGATGTTCGAGACCAATTCGACACTTCACGCGACGAGGCGCTTATTGCTGCCGCTAATGATGCTGTCAGGGCAGGGCGCACAGAGGATTCAAGGTTATTCGGAATCAGTCAAGCAGCCCGCCAACAGGGAATTAATGAGCTGCTTTTGCAGCGCACTCAGCCCATCAACGAGCTGGCCGCCATCCTACAAGGCTCTCCGGCCACAGGACAGCCGCAGTTCGGTCAGCAGGCACAATACCAGGTAGCCCCAGCCGACGTCGTTGGCCCGACCAATCTCGCCTATCAAGGGCAGCTTAACGCCTTTAATCAGTCCCAAGCTAACCGCAACGCAGGGCTAGGCGGGCTATTTGGCCTCGGCGGCGCAATTCTTGGCGCGCCGACTAGCAGTATATTCGGCAGCATTTTTGGACTGTGAGGTGAGTTAATATGCAGCCAACATTTATCCAGCAAGATCCATCATATGACCGCCGTCGCAGGCTTGCGCAGGCGCTTATCCAGAAAGGCTCATCCACAGCCCCTATCGAACACCCTTTGCAGGGCATTGCGCAATTAGCACAGGCTTTATCGGGTCGCAGCCAGTTAGAGGCTATAGATAAAGAAGCGGCAGATCGTGCCGAAGCATATAGCAAGACGATTTCTGATGCGATGGGCGCTTACAAAGAAGGCATCCCTGCCACTACCGCACCATTTGTGCCGGACAGGTTCGAAGAAAGCGATGTATTGCCTCAAGGGCTTCGGACTGAAGTGCCCGCGCAGCCGGGTGGTATTGATGCGATGGCCGCTGTTCTGGCGGGAAGCCCGGATACGGCGAGTCTTGGCCTTGATCTGCAGCTTAAGAATATGCAGGCAAAGCGCGCTGCAGAGCTTGCAGAGCAGAAGTACAGGCGAGGCCGCGATGATAAGCGCTCAGATATAGAATTTGCGAGCGAATTGGCGGGCAAGCGAGATATAGCAAAGATAAGGGCTAAGACCGAAACGCCTGGCGCTGATATTGTACAGTCTTCCGAAATTCTCCCTGATGGTACGGTTCAGCAGGTATTTAAGTCCGGCAAGGTTGTGATCGTCACGCCCGAGCAGCATAACGTCGATAAGATTAAAGAGGCGCGCCGCTATGGAGCCGAGGTGCAAGGGCTGAGGTCTGGCGAACGAGCTGCGGCATCCGAA